TATGAACAATAAAAAAACTACTACCAATAAAGCTCCTAAAGAGCCAAAAAAATATGAATTATTCGAATTTTGGACATATAAAAACGAGAATGAGATAGTAATAAACGTAGACCTATTAGTTCGATTTTTAGATAAAAATAATATTTATTATTACTATAAAGAAAACCAAGATACTATACTAGTTTATGAAAAATTAAATGTTCTGAAAAAAATAGATGAAGACTTCGTAGTTAAGTTTATACAAAATTACATAGATAATTTGCCAAGCGACTACAAATTTGATGATAAAGATGTATTTGATAAAGAAGCTGTTAGAACAGCATTTAATAACTTCTCTGACCAAAAATTTCGATTAGTTATGAACCGTTTAAGTAGGAGAGATGTTGAGATAAATAAAGACGAACCAGGCGTGTTTTATAAGTATTTTGACAACGTAGTTTTGAAATATGAAAAAGGTAATAACTACAGAGTCGAGCTTTTAGAGTATAAAGACCTAAAAAAGAAAGTTTGGTTCGATAAAATTATCGACGGAAAATTCTTAAGAATTACAGACTACGAAAATTTTATGGTGTATAAATTTCATAAAAACGTAACTTCATCTCAAGAAAACGGCGACTGGTTGGAGAACTATAAGCGGTTTTTAGCTTTACGAAGTGCTTTAGGATATATGCTTTACGAATATAAAAATGAAAACGACGTAAAAGTCGTGGTATTTTGCGAAGAGCAGGTTACAGATCAAGGTGGCAGGACTGGCAAGACTTTGACATGTCAAATGCTCGAAAAAATGGGCTCAAAGATGGTAAAAATTAATGGGAGAAAGGTAGATTTTAGCAATAGGTTTTTATTTCAGAACGTAGATGTGGACACGAATATTATACAATTCGACGATACAGATAGCAAATTTAACTTTTCTTCACTTTATTCTATCGTAACAAACGGTTTAACAGTAGAAAAGAAAGGACGAAAGGCTATTCAGCTCACACACCAACAAACTCCTAAATTTATTATTACTTCAAACTCGGTGCTCACGGACGAAAGCAATAGTGGTAAAAGCAGAAAATTTGAGGTCGAATTTAGTGATTATTATAACGATGAGCGAACTCCTGTCGACGAATTTGGAAAAAGATTTTTTAGTGGGTGGGATGAGGCAGAGTGGAACTTATTTTATAACTATATGATAGATTGTGAAATTTTATACCTTGAAACTGAATTTGTAGATTATGAACGAAAAAATATTACAGATAGGAAATTAACTGCTGCTATCTACGATGATAATTTACTAGATTTTTGTGATAAAATTTGTTATACTATATTATCAGAAAAACGTAACTACTCAAACAAAGAAATTTTAGATGAGTTTAAGAAAAATTATACTAATACTGAAGCTATTGAATCTGCTAAAATTACACGAGCTTTAAACAAATTCATTCAAATAAAAAACTTAAAAGCTATCAAAAATGACCGTTTTAGAGATTCTAACAAACAGTTAGTTAGAGGTTTTATTTACTTAAATGAACATAGAAATCATAAAAGTGTAGTTGAATTTATAAATTCTCACGAAAATAATAACGAAAAAAGCGCAGTTACTGAAAAACTACCTTCTGATAGTAGTTTTACTAAAACAGTTATTTTAGATAAAAATCAATACGTTGATGATATACCATTTTAATAAATAATAATTCAAAAATTTTAAAGGGGAGTTTTTACTCCCTTTTTTTATATCTAATTAATTATTAATAAGTTAGTATTTTTTTACTATTTTTTTTGTGACACTTTGTGACACTTTGTGACACATTACTTAAAAGTGTGTCACGGCTAATACCAGAGTGAGATTGAGGCACCTTGTGACGGTGTGACACAACTTACTACTACCATATATATATTTTATATATATTCTTATATATATATATTATTTATTTTAATTATTATTTCTTATAAAAAGAAGAAAAAAGTGTCACAAAATATATATATATAATAGTAATAATGCGTCATTGAAGCACTTTGCTTAAAAGTGTCATACAATGTCACATTATATGCTTAAACACCGCACCAATATTAACTTTAAAGGTATTTAATCTATTTTTCGCAAAAAAGTGTCATAAGTGTCACAAAAAACTCTATAAACAGCATCAATATTGACTTTAAAGGCAAAAATTAAAAGTGTCACAAAATATTTTATACTATTTCAAAAATATTTGCTAATTTTGGATAAAAAATTTGGTTATGTTAAAAAAATATATTAATTTTGTATCGAATTATGCAACCATTATTGCATTGTATCGTTATCCAAACAAAAGCACCAAAGCTCGCATGTTTAAAAGCTTGCGAGCTTTTTATATTATAAACACTGTTACAACTGTTACAATATGTCATAAAATTTTATTAAATTTGTAAAAAAATGTCAAAAGCAGTTGATAAAAATTTTATAGTAAAAAAATGTTTAGAAGGAATTGATAAATACAATCCATCGAGTTTGAACGAACTTTTATCATATATGCAACCATTTTTTTCTAAAATAACTTTTTATCGAAAAATTAAGACAGATAGTAAAGAATATCAACTTATAGTAGAAAAATTAGAAAATAGTAAAATTAATTATGCAAATACTTTAAAGAAAAAACTTTATGATATGAACAACTTTAAATCACTTGAACTACTATTCAAACTTTATTGTAGTGAAGAAGATAGACAAGCTCTTGCTCAAAAAATAGATGTAAATGCTAATCAAAATATTAGCTACGAAGATGATATTAAGAAAAAACAGCAGAACTTGAAGAACTTAACAGCAGAAGAGAAAAAGCAATTAATTAATTTAATTAAAAAATTAAACAGTGATAAATGATTTAGATATAGCATTAGAAGTAGACAAAACAGAAAAAGTATTAATGCAAGATTTACTCAAAAATAGCTATTACGAATTTTTCAAATTCTTTTGGAGCACTCTTAATCACGAAAAACTTGTAGATAACTGGCATATCAAATATTTGTGTGACGAACTGCAAAGCGTTGCTGAACGTGTATTTAAGCGTGAGAAAAAGGAATACGATTTGATAATTAACATTCCGCCTTCGATGAGTAAAACCTCCATCCTAAACATTTATTTTCCCCTATGGTGTTGGGTAAACGATTATACGATACCTTTCATTTCAGTCAGTTACAGCTACCAACTTTCGATAAATATTAGTGAAAAGTGCAGGGACGTTTTACGAAGCGATTTGTTTAAAAAATATTTTTATGATGTAAAGATAAAAGAAGATAGTGACACGAAGCAGTTATTCAGAGTAGTAAAAGACAACCAGGTAGGGGGCTTCAGATATGCCACGTCGGTTGGCGGCACCATTAGTGGTATACACGGACATTTTATTTTATTAGACGACCCTGTCAACGCAGTAGATGCCCTATCAGACGTAAAAATAAAAAATGTAAATGAATGGATAGATAATGTTATTTATAGCAGAAAAGTAGATAACGATGTGAGCGTTGTTATACTAATAATGCAACGACTTCACGAAAATGACGTTACAGGTTATCTATTAGACAAAAACAAAAACATAAAACATATCTGTTTACCTGCTTTGCAAAGCGAAAAAATATCTCCTCCTGAACTAAAAAATTTTTATACTGATGGTTTACTGGATAACAAGCGACTTTCGAAAGAGATATTAGAGCAGAAAAGAATTGAGATGGGCGATTATGCTTTTGCTATGCAGTATTTACAGCAAATAGTTCCAAAAGCGGGGAGCTTTTTTGATGTTAGTAAGTTGTTAACAATCAATAATATAGATGAAAAAGAATTTGTAAGGGTAGTGCGATACTGGGACAAGGCAGGCACGCACCAGGCTGGCTGTTACACTGTTGGTGTTAAAATGGCTATGCTAAAGAATAGAACGTATGCGGTGTTGGATGTTGTTAGAGGACAGTGGGAAGCGAGCGAGCGTGAAAAAATTATTAGACAGGTGGCGGAGCTTGATGGACAGCAAGTTACAGTATTTATTGAACAGGAGCCTGGCAGCGGTGGAAAGGAGAGTGCAGAAAGCACTATAAGAAACTT